TTATAAAGGTTTGATTGATAAGAGATTACGAGTTTATTCGTAAATGTTTTAGAGGTAGTATATCTAATTCTAAAAGTAATATCATCACTGATATTATCTTTTCCTGCTATATCTGTCCTATCGTTACTGTTTCTTGACATTTGTGCCCAGCAAGTATAATAGTCAACTAAAGTAGTTACTACTCCACCTGCTCCGTCTGAAACGCTAGATTGGCTTTTAAAGGTAATCCTATTGTGTAATTTGCCTATCATTAGATAATTACGTTTATGCGTTTAAATGGCTTCATAAGCTCGTATGCGGTCATCAAATTAGCCGATGGCTTAGTTGCCTCAACTGAAGATTCTCTGTACTCATATAGGTCTGAAACCATCTTTAAAAGGGCAGTCTTCATTGTCTGAGGAGTGGTAGCATAACCACAAGTGTAAGTGAACCTAAACTCGTTGTCAAATATGCTAGTTAAGTACACCTTTTTAGTAGTTTCACCTAAAACGTAATATTCCCCAACCTGCATTTCAACCCATGCGTTATTATCCCAATATTCAACCTTAGAAATAGTGTTTGTAGGCGTATATGGAAGCTCTATAAAAGCATCTACATAAGCTACAACTTTAAGGGTTCTAGGAGTCATAGCAACTGCTGCATATTGCTCAAGTCTAGTCTGAGCTGTATTGATTAAAGCTGTTATTAAACTATCGTCTTCGCTGTAGTCTACTCTAAGGTAATTCTTAGCCTCAGCTAAAGTAACCACTTCTGCTGTAGGTGCTACTGTGGTCGTTATATCTCTTACTATTTGCATTATGCCATTATTTCTACAAAAATAACTAAAATATAGCGGACATAAAAAAGGGGCAGCTTTTTAGGCTACCCCTCTATATTAGGTTAATCTAAGATTAAGCTACGTTACCGAAATCACCATATACAAACGCACTGTTGTAGTAGATAGGGAATGCAATACGAGCTTCAACTCTTACAGTAATCAAGTTCTTTTGGAAGTTATCGCTATCCATTTCAGAGAACTGAACAGAGATACCTTGATTTTGCATGATTTGAGCACCCATTGACCAGTCACCTACTAAGAACTTATCAGCAGCGATAGCTGTAGATTGGAATACAGGGATACCAGCGATAGTTAAAGAACCATCAGTAGTAACAACTGTAGAACCTGGAAGGCTATAAGCAGCGTTAGTATTCTTAGTGTTCATGATGTTAGCCCAATCAGTTGGGTTGATCAAGATACCATTTGCAGAATAGTTACCAGCAGAAACCTGTGCAATAGCTTGTACTAATTGCTCAACGTCAACTGTAGCAGCACCACTGAAAGCAGCAGCATTGATAGTTAAACCAGTTAAGTTTGGAGCTGTACCGCTACCATTCAATAACTGAGCATCTTCAGCTAATAAATACTTCTCTAACAAACGAGCTTGTAAGAAAGAAGTCATAGCAGGAACGTCATCTAACATTTGGCGAGAGATTCTTACGAAACCAGCGATGTACTGAGCAGGAGCATCAGTCATTGTGATATCGAAATCTAATTGTGCTTTAGCAGCTCCTTGAGTTTGTGGAGCTACACTACCTTCACCACCAGTTTCCTTAGGGAAAGTGAATAAACCTGTAGAGATTGTACCTACTGGTAATAAACTTCTCAAATGCACCTTACGAGAAGGAAGAGCATATACTTGAGGAGCATATTGTCTTGGAATATCACCAGTTAAGTTAACTGCTTCAGTCATGTTACCTACTGCCTTAGTGTCTAATACAAAGCCAGAACGCTTCTGCTCACCACGACCTAATTTTGCGATGCTGTCTGCATTCTTTTCGATTGCGTCAGCAAGAGTTGCATTGAACCCTTTTACTTGATTTTCGTTCATTGTCTTACGATTGTTTTTTGCCTCTAATTTGTCAGCAGCATCTTTTACTACAGCAACTTGAGATTTTAATTCTTCTAATTCTGATTTTAAACCGTCTACCGCTACTGCGTTATCAGCTTTTAATGTTTCGATAGCACCGTTTACTTCGGTTTTAACGCCTTCGAAAGCACTTTTAATTTCTTCTACCATTAGTTGAAAATTTTAAATGATTGTAAATATTTGTTTATCTCGATTTCAACGGAAATCATCGGGTCTTCCTCTTCCTCCAATGCTTCATCTTCTGGCATTTCGACTTCGCCTTCAGATGATGGTTGCGGTTGTTCTTCAAGGTCGACTGACTCTTCTTCTTCCATCTCAGCAAGATATTGTTGTAATTGTTTAAGTTTAAGTTCCAACAATTCAAATGTTTCATCAGTAAAGTGACCGTTTCTTAAAGACTTGATAGTTTTACCCATCTCATCTACAAGAACAGACTTTACTTGACTCTTCACTCCTACTGTTGGTGTATTTGCGTTTGCACCCCACAATACTGAACTACCCTCAAACAATTTAATTTCATTGATTTCGTTATAGCCTGACTTCGCTTGTGACTTGATAGTCTGAAAGCCGATGCTATGTTCTGTGATATGACCTTCTTTATACAACTCATAAGTATCGTTACCTAATGTTGTATTAGGCATCTTTACTCTAGCCTTTAAGCCAAATCCATCTTCCATCATCTCAAATGGTTTAGCAATTGGCTTCTCGGTTGAGTGGTTAAATAAATGCCAGATTCTATTCTTGGCACTAGGTCCGTTTTCTTTTAGGGTTTTAGTGAATGCACCTGGTACAATAACATCGCCATCGCTGTCGACATTACCAAACGCAGAATAGTAGACTGTGATAATTCTACCATTATCTTCCATGTCTACTGGAGCACCACTTACCGCTTTCTTGTTATAAAAGTTACTCATATTTTTTATTTAAGCTATATAAACTGTGCAGCATCTACAGTTGCAGTTATTTACTGCTAACCCTGCCGCATCATGTGCATATTGCATTTCTATTAGTCCATAGTCAGGAGTGTTTACTAGGAATGGTTGATTAACAGGGATTCTTACACCTTTGTTGTCAGGATTCGTTTGTCTATCTAAATCCCTGTGCCATAATCTTGGCTTACCACTCTTAGCTGGATATTCAGCAGCTATCCATTGTTTTAATACTGGAACACCTGCTAACCTAACCGCACCTATAGCACCTGTACTTAATGCCTGATGGCTTTCAGTCCTTGCTATAAGTAAACTCCTTGCGTTATTTATCTTCCCTTCTCTTAGAGTTTGAATTGCCAATGTTTACTTCATTCTGTGACAATCCATTCTCACGACCATACTTTATAACATTCGCTAATATACGAGCTATTTCGTTTTCAGTAGTATTCTCTATGCCTTGCATCTTTAGTCCGCTAATGCCAACCCAATACGATAACATAAATACTAACCACTCATCCAAAATGTTTAAAGGATCAAGGTCAATCTCTTCCGCTTTCTTATTCGTTTCAAACATCTGTTGGTATCTCATAGCAGTATAACCGCCAGTTGATTCATACAAAGTTCGTAAAATATTATTAATCTTATCGCCAGTAAAAAATCCTGCACGATTATTAGCCGCTTGTTCTACCCCTAATGCCTCAACCATTTGAGCAGCTTTATCAAAGTCAGCTTGTAAAGCCTCTTTTATTTTAGGCTGAAACTCTCTGATTGATTTCCTTGCAATCTTTTGTTGCAAAGCAAACTGCTGTGATGGGTAAAGTATTTTCGGCATCTATTTTTTAGCGTCTATAGCTTCAATCATTTTTCCTGCTGCTGCAAAAATTGAGTTCATATTGTTTTGAGCTGCATATTGTCTTATTGCTGCCAATCCTCTTCTGTCTACTGTTTTAAAGTCAGAAGTATAAATGTAGCCGTAATGACCTTTAGTGTCTTCATCAAGCTCAGGGTCTACTCCAAGAAACCATAGAGCATATTTTTCATAACCATTTTCTTCTAGATAAGCATTCTCCATTTCGGCTGTTGGTCTTTCCCAAGTTTCTGGTCTAGTTATCTCACCAGAAGCTATAAGACTATTTGCATGAGCAATACCTTTAGCATTCTTCTCAGTTAACCTTTTTAATTCTAAAAGGTTGTTAATTGTTTTTTCTAAGATGTCAAATGATTTCATAGTATTTATTTTGATGGATCGTAAGCCCAATTTTTTAATGATATATCTCTTTTAGAAGGACAGCCTTCTGATGCTGGTTCACCTTGTTCTGCTCCTCTCATTCTACTAACAAAGCTTATAGTTCTGTTTGCATCTTCTGCATCCTTAGTAGTCCAATCTTCTTTCTTCTTAGACAATAGTCTTAGGTTTCTAGTGATAGGGCTTCTGTCAAGTGATGCTTTCTTTGAGCATTCTGTATTTGACCAGGCTTCTAGTTCTGAGTAGCTCATGTTAGTAATTGACTTGTACTTTGCGTACACTTCATCTACTTGCTCGTTCTTACTCAAAAAAAAACCTTCACTTTTTACAGGTGGCAAATTATAGTCGCTTTGTTGTTGTGCATCTCTAGGGTCTTGTAACATAGTCAACTCATCTATAGGCAAGTAACCTGCTGGGATAAATATCTCATCCATTTCAGTTCCTTCCATAGTATCATAACGCATAGCTGCTCTCTTCTCGTTTGGAGTAATCCACCAAGATTGAGAAAGGATAGCACTAAGCTCTTTCATGTCCTCTTGTAATTCAGGGAATACTGTCAAATCGAAATCAATATAGTAACCTTGACCAATCTCTGTTGAGAAGAATCTATTGAACGCATCACGAAGAGCTACTAACTCAGGAAGGACTACTTGAGTCAACATTTCCTTCTTAGCTTCCTTCATGTTGTTATAAGTCTTGTTATCAGGATCGTTAAATAACGCAGAGTTCACTCCGTAAACATTACAAAGTTCTCTAAGTGTAATCTTCTCTGATTCTAATAACTGTAAATCCACAGGGCTTAATCCCATGTTAATCCAGTTAAGCTTTGCACCNGCAATCAAAATCTTACCAGCATTCTTTAAGATACCAGCTTGAGTTTTTGTTCCGTACTGATTGTAGAAATCTTCTTTAAGCTTTCCTGCTGCCTCTGGTCCGAAGTCATTTGATTCATCCGCAGATAAGATACCTTTAGGTCCTTGATTCTGCAACATACCTACTGAGGTGTCCTTCGCATCATTAGAACGCTGTACAGTTCTGTAAGCAGCTTGTAAAGGTGATAAGCCGTATAGTTGATTACCGTTAGTGTCAAAGTAAGGGTTGAAGTATTTTAGATGGATTACGTCTTTCGCATCTAATTGATCCCATCCAACTAGCGTAAAAGAATAACCTTCAACCCCATTTATTGTACCATCAGAAATAATGGCAACGTATTGAGATGGGAGTGTAACAAGTTCAGCAACCTTACCAGACTCTAGTCTATTCGCCCAGATATAAGTGTTACCAGTAATTAGTTTATAACCTACAGCACTCTCGATAAATTCCGAGAATGATTGATATTCATTTGGTTTTTCTAGTAAATCATTTAAAGGTGAATCAGCAATCTCAGCAACTGCTTTTACACGAACTAACTCAGCCTTAGCAATATCCGCAGTTGTATTTGCGTTATTAAGCATAGACTTGTATCTTGCTAACTCTTTTTTGTTCTTTACTTGGTAAACGTAAAATGGAACAGTAGAAATAGTTTTAGAGATACGTTTGATGATAGCATATACCTCACTATTGTTTTTATAGTCAAGTACAAATTTTTGCTGGTCTAATTCTGGATAAAGTGTTCTTCCTCCAATCAATCCACCGAAATCTGAGAATGGATTGTTAAAAGTCACCTTTGGTGCTGCCTTTTGTTTAAAAGGGTTAGCTGCCTTTAGTATGTCCGTTAAATTCACGCTATATATTATTTTTACAAAAGTAACAAATTTTTAGCCTATACAACCCACCCTCTTTTTGGTTTAGCATATTTTGTGTATATGGCATATCTCATAGAGTCCATTAAGTGATCTCGAAACTTCACAGGTTCGTCAAGTGTGTTGCCATCCGCATCGGTCTTCCACTTGTAGTTTTTAATCTCATCAAGCAAATCTAAAGAGTCCGACTTGATATGCAGAGGAAATGATTTGACCTTGTTGATTCCTGCATAAACATCCTTAACAGCACTCTTTAAGTTAAACCCAGCTTTGTTTACTTCGCTGATAGTTTTGGGTTCAGCAGGATCGGCATATATCTCAGAATTTCTATCGAGTCCTAGTGACCTCATCCTATCAATTAGTAACGCCGTCGACATTTTTGTATCGTAGATTAATTGGTCGACAAACAATTCGCCATCAAAGTTCTTAACCCTAACAAGGGCTGTTTGGTTGTTAAAGCCAAAGTCAAGTCCGTAAAACGTATCTCCGCCATCAGGGAAGTTGCGTCTACGCTTCCAGTGCGTATAAATGGTCGCTTGGGATATTGCCCTCTCTCCTAAGCCATAAACACGCCAATACTCATGGTCGGCTGCTTTAAGCCTCTCAATCTCTTCCACGATGCCTTTTTCAAGAAATGGATTGTCTAAGTAGGTAGTGATGGTAAAATCAGCATCTTCTCTAGGAACAACCTTGTCGTAAATCCAAGAGTAGTAATCGGAAGGGTTATAGTCAATTACTATCTTTTCGGTTGTACGAAGGGACAACTGCATCCAAGATTCGTAGTTTACCTCATTCGCCTCGTTTATAAACAGATAATTACGCTTTCGACCTCTAATCTTCTGCGGTTGGTCAGTAGAAACGAACTCTACGACATTCCCACCCAAAAAGTAGATGTTATCGGTCTTATTGTGCTTCTCTTCGCTATAAAGCCCATATTTAGACAATATCTCCACAAAGTCACGCATTACCGATCCTTTGATGGATGGAAGTGAGCTACGACATATTGTCAGCGTCTTTCCTTTCTCTTGGAGTAGTTTTACGATAAACCATGTAATTACATTGTAAGTCTTACCCGATCTTGTTCCACCTTGCATGATGGATATTCTCTTTGTAGAGTTTTGGAGGACTTCGAATACTACGTTTGTGGTAACGTTCATAGGAAAAATTTTAAAAAATAGGATGTGTGTTTGCTAATCGAAAACTTTTGGTTTTATAGGAAGGTAGGGGGTCGTACTATTCGTAGTAGTCGTAGTTAGTACGAGTGCTACGAGTCACTACGAGGGTTAGTTCATCTTTTTCATCTTTTTCACTTTTGCTATTTTAAGCCCCATTTAAGCCTTTCAATCCCAAAATGGATACATAGTACTACACATAGGTTTAAAAGGCGTAGAATCGCCTTAAAATGCGAAATAGAGGCATTGTAGCTACTCTTCATACTCTCCGTCCTCGTTTATATCCAATAATTCCCCTTTATCATGGTTATAAAGAGGGATTTCATCACTCTCTCCTGCTTTGTAGGCAGGTACGACCATTCCAGGTTCAGTCTGAGTATCAAAGTTAATTATCTCTCCTTCAGGTAAGCTCTTGTGCTCATCTCCATCTATTTGTTTCATAATATCTCCAATTTGGTTCGGTTTAACAACATTGACTGTGATCTGCTTCACCACATCTCCTTCGTGAGCAACCTCAGTCTTCTCAATATATCCTCTTCTCTTGCCTCTAGTCTTTAGTAAGAACATCGTAGCTAAGGTATCGCCCCTAGCAATCCTCTCCATTAGCTTCTGTTCGCCAAAGTCAAGCATAATCTCCTCAGGCTCGATTTCAGCCAATCTCTTAGCAAACTCAGGATCATCCCTAAGCCAAGTCTTATACTGCGTCCTACCGACTCCAGATGCTTCACATGATATGGTGATATTGCCAAAGTTCTCCTTATAGGCTATGATAAAAGCCTCTTTAGCTATTTCTTTGAATTGTGCGTTCATATTATCTATTCTTTGTTGGTGTGCGTATTGAAATAATGCTAGTTACCTTCTTCTCTAGATTGTTATGACCAACCCATTTACCACAGTTAGTACATTCAAACTGAGTATCCTTAATTTGACTAAACCAAACATATCCATCAATCTTAGTACCACATTTACAAGTGTACTGACGTTTGCCATAAGTATCTTTCATGATTAGTGTTTTAATCTATTCTTCTTGTTAATTAGTTTCATATCTGATTTATATCGCTTTAGAGCCTTATTGTCGCTAGTTGGCTTATCTACTATAGTTGTAGTAGCAGTTTGATTAATAATCGAGCTATAAGCTTTAAAAGGCATTTCAACCTTATGTAAGCTCATTGCGCCAGTATCAACTCCATCCTTATATCTCAAGTCTAATTTACGTTTAGTCATATCAAATGTTTAAAAATGTTAAAATCATTGTTTTATATCAGAATATTGGGGGGCACAAGGCAGGTATGCTTTTGTCTACGCTAAAAAAGATGGTAGGGGGTGGGGTAGGGGAGGAGCTATAAATTCCACTTAACATAATATATATTATCGGTGCTTGTCCTCTCCTATTCATGTGGTCAAATGTTGGTTAGTTGGTAGCCAAAATTAAGGGATAATATTTAATGATTGGTTAGCGACTCAAACGGGAAAAGTAAAACTCAAGGATCTTATTATATTAATACATACTTACTACTATAATAGTATATTAATATAGTAATATAATATTACTAATATAATACAGTATTATTAATATAATATTAAATTACTAATTCAACAATTGATACTAAAATACTTAGTAATTATATATAAACGTTAACAAAGTTTTAACAAATTATTTATATTTATTTGCATTTGTTTTAAATTGTTTATATATCTTTACTCTATCAAATAACAATAAAACTACAAAACATGACAAATTTAATCTACACTAACAAAGCAATCTTATCAATTTACAAAGCTTATAAGGTTGCAACCATGTACAAAAATGTACTAATTAAACAAGGGTTTAAATCTTTACTAACTGTAATTAATAACAAATAAAACTTAACACTATGCAAACATTTAGCACGATCCTACAAATTAGTCAACTTGTTTTATTCGCTTTCTTTATTGCTTTTGCGGGAAAACTTATCATTCACCTTTTAATTGACAACAATGCAAACGATTAGCCTATTCGAATTTATCGCCTTATTTATTGGCGGTATCTTAATCTACACACTCGCAAAGACTATCTGGCAAGAGTTAACACAATACAAATAAAACCCTAAACAATGACAAACACAACACAAACAACAAAGCAAACAATCGAGCAGATTGTAAATGTTATCAATGAAATGGATTGCACCGAGTTAGTGCAATTGAATAACGAATACTGCGAAGCTATCAACGGAATGGATAGTACAATTTATTCGAATGATGACGACTTTTTAGAAGATTATTTCAGAACTAAAGCAGATTTAGCGAGGGCTATAACTTACGGCGATTTTCGCTATATGGACAATTGGGTAAGGTTTGACGGATATGGTAATCTTGAGTCATTTAACTACATGAGCCAAGACCAACTTTGCGAATTAGTGCCAACTATTGCAGAGTATATATGCGAGAATCCTTTCGACTTTACTCAATTTGATGAAATAGATTTTGATTCAATTGATGACTATACAGCCACAATAGAGCAAGACGAAAAAAGATATTCTGACAATAAAAAATAAAACACAATGAAACCACTAAAGTCACAAATCAAAATTGATGCATTTAAAATGATTGAAGCATCAACAGAATCAATCTTTGCTGCTTTACATGAAAAGTATATGACTGCTGGTGGCGATATTTCGCCAATGCAACAATACGAACTTGAAGAAGCACAAGAAATTTTAGTTCACATTATTACAAAACAAGTATTTCAAAACATTGACCTTAATAAAGTTAATTTACAAGAGCTTAATAGAGATGAGTTAATTGAACTAGCTTATGAACTAGATTGGAATGGCTCATGGGATGCAGACGAGGAAGGACAAGAACCAATAACTAGGGGGGAATTAATAGATTCTATTACCTCAATGCTACAAGATTATTAAACTTTAAATATTACAAAATGAACAGCTACAAACACAGACAAAAAAACGTACCGCCTTCACTCGTAGAGAAATGGACAAAGCAATTGTTAGAAGATTACGAAGCAGAAGACCTTTTAGAGTTTTTAATAGAACAAACAGACAAGAATAAAAAGGTATGGCTATTTGATGCAATGAAGGAATCTTTACAAATGGAAGCAAACGTAAAAATGTTCCAACCTAAGACAATGGAAGAGGAAATAAAATTCGAGGCTTTTATTTTAGACATAAAACCATATTATAACGAAAGGCAAGATTTCCTTTTTTAGGTTTACTGATGAGCCCTAAATGGGCGAAACGGCACAAGTTCCCCCACTTGTCCGTATAAACCAAAGTTTTTTTTATGACTATATTAAGACAGCATAAAAGAGGGAAGCACCCAAAGACGGGCAAAATATGCAATATTTGGGCTTTTTCAACTGCTTTGACCTTTACCGAATTAGACGGTGAAAAATATTTTTATTACGGCTACACTTATAAAACAGCATTAAGCCATTATAAAAAGTATGTAGTTGGAAAGCATTTTCCAATGGCTGAATATTTAGCACAATAAAAGAAAGCTATTTTAAGCCAAAATAAGACAATAAAAAAGAGTTTGAGGTTTACACCTTAAACAATATATAAAAGCCTAAAATAAGCCTATAAAGTGCCTTAAAAAGCATTTAAGCTATGCTTTGTTATATAATATTAATAAATTGCAACTAATTATTAGTCGCACCCAAAAAACCCACAAAAACCCCATGCTAAAAACTTTGGAATTATTCGCAGGAAGCCGATCCGTTGGAAAGGTTGCCAAAAATCTTTCATTTGAGGTTTTCTCGAGTGACATCGAACAATTTGGCGGCATAGATTATGTCGTTGATATTTTGGATTTTGACATAACAAAAATTCCTTTTAAGCCAGACATTATTTGGGCATCTTGTCCATGTACTGCGTTTAGCGTGGCTGCGATTGGCAAGAACTGGACTAAAGTTGGCGATGATTACATACCCAAAAATCCCAGAGCTGAGTTTGGTCTAAAACTAGTCCAAAAAACCCTTGAAATTATTCAACATTTTAACCCCACCTATTTTTTTATAGAAAATCCTAGAGGGATGCTTAGAAAAATGCCAATCATGGCGGATTTTCCAAGACACAGTGTTACATATTGTCAATATGGCGATACAAGGATGAAGCCCACAGATATTTGGACTAACAGCACAAAATGGATTCCAAGACCAATGTGCAAAAATGGTGACCCATGTCATGTGTCAGCACCTAGAGGATCAAAAACTGGCACACAAGGACTTAAAGGTTCTTATGAAAGAAGTAAAATACCAGAAGACCTGTGCTATGAGATACTAAATTCTTGTATTATTTAACAAAATATTAGCAAAAAACTTTGAAAGATATCCAAAAACTTTATAACTTTACAAAACAATTACAAACAAAACAAAAAACCCATGCAAATTAATTTAAACACAATGCCACATGAAGCATATATGTTGCTTTGGCATTCAGACAAAAACTTTGTTGGCACAGCTAATTATGTTGGACTTGCCTACTATTGGTCTTATGATTATCGTCATTACCTGCGTGATGCTTCTCCTTATGTAAAACGTAAAATACATAACGAGTTTTTAAAACATGGTTTAAATTTAGCCGAATCTAGTGAAAACCATCTATCTATCATTAGAAAATACACCAAATTAAACTAAAAAACCATGCACGAGCTAATCACACTTACCTATCCGATGAAGTGCGGCATTACTGGCACAATCATCGACAAAGGCGAACAAGCCTATTACAACCATCAGACAAAAACTTGCATACACCCTTTGGAATATGAGAAGAATATGGCTAAGACCAAGATCGGTGATCCAAAAACTTATTTTACTAGACTACAAAAACTTAATAAATAATGCCATACTCAACCTGCTGTGGAGCTCATACCAACTATTCTGAAGTAGATATTTGTCCTGACTGCTTAGAACATTGCTCTTGGGAAGATGACGAAGAAGAAGAAGACGAAGAATCAGAAACTATTAAATAACAATAAAAACAAACAAACATGAAATTCGAATTTGTAGAAGAAACAGACCTTATCTTAAATAGTACGCTTTACTATACAAAGCAAGAAGGTGTCTTAATTAGTGGATCTATTAATGCTGACAAGGACAAGGCTTACGCCATATTCGAGAAGCTTAGTCAAGGCATCCCATTAAGAACATCATTAGTCTTAGAAACAAAAACCTATCAAAAACCCTTGCAAGAGGAATAAAACCAAAAACCAATGTTGAAACTAACCCTAGAGCAAAAGAAAAAAGGTATTAAAGAAGAGTATACCTATGTAAACAGTAATGGCAGAATGTCGAAACAATATACCTACAAAGGAATGTATATCACTTGGGATAATCAGATCCTAAATGGCAAATGGTACTACTGGAGAGCAAGTTACTATGCTTCATTAGATGCGGCAGTTCAAGGGGTAGACAGACATATCAATCACTTTAAAACTAAATAAACAAATGCTAGAGATTACAGATTACAAAAGCCTATTCAAATATGGCGACATGAAGAAGATTATGGAGATTACGGGCTATAGTCGTTACGTTATAGAAACTAGACTAAAGAACAATGACTATGAGATGACCGAGCTGATAAAAACTTTCTATAACAAAAAACTTGAATTACTTAAAACACAAATCAATGACTACACAGAATCTTAGACATACAAGGTCATCTTTACTTGTGACTAAAAAAGTAACAATCGTACAAGATGTTTATGCTGATGTTATTGGTTCGGTTGCTAGAGAGTTTGGATTCCCAGTATCTAAGATTACTTGCAAACGTAGAACCTTTGATGTGGTTATGGCAAGGAATATGGCTTGTTATATCCTACACACAACATTCAAGCAAAAAGCTTCGCAGATCGCACCTTATTTCTTTAGGGATAGAACGACAATACTTCATGCAGTAAACAGCTTTCCTCAAGACATAAAGCAAATACCTTTTTTAAAGGAGAAGTATGATTATGTCATGCATAGAATAGAACATTTACATTCAACCATTTACGCACTACAATAAAACAAACAAAATGCTATCAACATTCGCACACATGAACGAAGTAGACAAAAAAATCTTTGTCGCTAAGATTATCCACAACATGAACTACAGCCAATCAAGTTATGAAACTATGGAAGCTATAGTTAAAATGTGGGAACAATATCCAATCAAACAAGCAACCTTTTTTACACAATCAAATCAATTAACAAATGGAATTGCAAACAACTAACACACAAATTCAAGCTCCTAGTTACCAAATGGTCAACAAGGACTCTATGCTTTCTTTATCTAACGAGCTTAAACGCTTTGTAAAGGATGCACACTTAGTATCTAACATTAAAGGTAAGGACTATTGTAACGTAGAAGCCTGGCAAATGGCAGGAGCTTCATTAGGATTATTCCCTATCATTACAAGCGTACAAGACTTATCAAGTGAAAAAGAGATTAAGTACATGGCTACTTGCGAAGTTAGATCGTACCAGGACAATAAGTTAGTGTCAGTAGGTATCGCAATATGTTCTAACAAAGAAGGTAGCAAAAAATTCTTTGATGAGTATGCAATCTTATCTATGGCACAGACTAGAGCAGTAGGTAAAGCATTCCGTAATCAGTTAGCATGGTTGATGAAAGCTGCTGGATTTGAAGCGACACCTGCTGAAGAGATGGATTTCGTACATGAAGAGCCGAAAAAAACCTCTAAGCCAGTACAAACAGTTGTAGCTGAAATCTTAGAAGAAGAGCCTACAAGAGAAGAAATAATGATGGAAGTAGCTAAGTGTACTAAGGTTAAGCAATTAACTGACATATACTTTACATACAAGCAATCATTTGATTCTGATGAAACATTGATGAAGGTATTAAAAATGAAAAAAGAAAACCTAAAATAAAATGAATTTAACATTATTACCCAAAGTAGAACTTGCTTCTATTGAGCCTAACAAATTTGCTATTGAGTTAATCAAGTCGCAGATAGTAGATCACTTTACACAGACTGGTGAGTCACCATTAGAGTTGCTCGTTAAGTCAGAGGCTGTTGTACAGCTTTTAGAGGGCATTAGATCCGATTTAAAAGAGTTAGTATTAGATGAGCTTAGTAAGTATCCTGGAGGCAAAGCTGAGGTCTTAGGAAGCGAAATGGCTAAGTTTGAATCAGGTGTTAAGTATATCTATGACCAAGACTATACTTGGAGCAAAATGAACGAAGAGATTGAGTCTTTAAAGTTTGCACTTAAGGAAAGGGAAAAGATGCTTAGAACACTACCAACCTCTATGGTTGATCCTGAATCAGGCGAAATGGTACATCCAGCACCTAGAATCAGCACTACAACCTTTAAGATTAGCTTAAAGAAATAAAAACTTAACCACCTCAAGATATTAAATATTTTTAACCAAAATAGTAATTAGGGAACTTGGGGTGGTTATTTTAAACTACAAACATGAAACAAACGCTAATATTTTTATACGAGTTGGTAAAGTTTATAGTAATATCAATACCACTAGCAATATTGCTATTTGTAACATTAACCATAATTAGTAAATTCAAGAATATATGATGGAGATTGCAGGATTAGAGAACTCAGTACCAGTGAGGATGATTTATGTTGACGATAAAAGTGAAGTATTGTTTAAATCTTTAGCTCATGCAGCAAGGAATACAAGGATCACACAAGACGCAATAAAGAAGTCACTTAGTCCGTTATTAAAGCGTAGATTTAAGCACAATGATAGAGATGTTATTTTTAGAATAGTTAAGACAAAGTAGTATATTTGTCAATGCAAACCGTACTTTGCAGTTAAAACTTATTGCCCGAAGAGGCGTGGGGGTGTACGGACTCCCGCAAATCTGAGGGCTTTTTTATTTTTATGGCTCAATTTTATACAACGATTATCCATCCAGTTAGGAAGGCTTTTCATTTATCTTGTAACGAGTATTGTGTATTAGACACTATACTGCGTATGCAAAACAATGATTCTCATTGGTGTTACATGAGTAGAGAAACTATGGCAGATGATTTAGACTTGTCAAAGCAATCTATTTTAAACATTATCAAGGGTCTTATTTTAAAGGGATTGGTAACTAAGCATGAGAAGACTAACCATCTTAGATGTGCAGGTACATTTAAGGATGCTATAGATGATTATAGGAGTTTTGGTATTGCTGATGACCACTTTACCGTTGGTAAAGAAAGTTTACCTAAGGGGTCAAAAAAGTTTACCTCAGACGGTAAAGAATCTTTACCCAACAATACAATTAACAATAATAAGACATTTATAAAGCCAACTCCTTTAGAGGTTAGTAGTTATGCTAAAGAAATAGACTTTGTTTTAGATGGTGAATATTTCTGTGATCACTACGAAGCTAGAGGATGGAAACTAAACTCTGGAATTATGAAAGATTGGAAGGCTACTGTAAGAACTTGGAAAAGGAATAGTTCCAAATTTAATACTACTAACGTTCCTACAAACAAAATAACTACACAAATAAAACTTAAATAACATGACACCAAAACAAAAAGCTAAAGAAATAGTTTATAAAATGTTTGCAGATTGGCTACAAATACCCTATGAAGCAGTAGAATATCATCTA